TATACCAAACTGTCTAATCTTGTCTGATTAGTTATTGACGGGAGTGTTGCCCTGTCAATGGTAGGTTTGCCGATGTTTGTGTCAATTGTTCCAATTGTGCCAATTGTTACCAATGTGAACATAGCCCCCCCCCCCCCATTTTCTTTTTTAACTAATTTTTTTTTTTTAGAACACTACTTATTAAGGCTTGAACGTGAAACTTTGAACACGCGATTTTGGGTGCATGGGGGGTATGTTCACATACGGAACATTCGGAACAGCGGAACATCCGGAACACCCATGGGCGGGTGCTGGCCGATGCGGATGTCCGCTTGTGTGCCATGGTGAAACCGACGGGAATGGGTCTGGATGGCCCATGGCGGCGATCCCGTGGCGATCCCGTGCAATGGTGGCGGGTGGCATGGGTGCCCCGTATGGGGCGATTGGTGGCGTTTTGGCGAATCGTTCACAATGTGAGCGTCCCTTGTAAGCGAAAAGGTGCGACTGCCGGACGCAAAAAAGCCAGCACCTGTGGAAGCGTGCTGGCTTTGGGTTGCTGGATGTTACGCGCTGGCCAGCAGTTTCTGCGCTTGAGCGATAAACTCCGCCAACTCTGCCATCGACATCTGGCCAACGGCCTTTGTGGCTGTGGCCGTAGGAGTTGCTGGCATGCGGGACTTCCGCCCGGTCAAATCATCGACGGAACCTTCCCACATCGGCGGAATGCCGTCGGCACGGAAGCGCATCTGCAAGCGAATCCTCGCGGAGTGCTCGACCAGCGTTGCGATGTCCTCGCTAACTTCCTGCCCAAGGTGCAGCACGCAATCGGTGCTGGTCGCATCCTTTGCATTCTTGTCGAGGCGCGTTTTCATGGTGAAGCGCAGGGTGTTGGTGGTGGTCATGTTCGTTGTCCATTGTGGGCAGGCCCATCGCCTGCATTATGATGACAACATACCGCACGGGAAATTACACGGTCGATGAAATAATTTTGCATCGCTTAGACATTGGCTTCGCGGATATGCTCTGCAATGAGTTGGATCGTTGTAGTATTGTGGTGTTGTAGTGCTACCGCACTAGCTAGGTTGGGGGGGCGTCTACCGTGTCGGCCATAGAAACGTGGCAGGGGAGGGAAACTTGGCTGGGCTTGTGTGGGTGGGAGAAGGCACCATCTCACCCGCGAACAATCTGAAACCTGGTACTAACAAACAGAGTTTAGTACCTGCGGGTGATGCCGCCGGGTTGACATGGTGACGCTGCCGTGGTATGATGCGGGAAACTAACTAAGGAATTGCTCATGGATGCGACAGTCTTTCGGCAAGCTTTGCAACCGGAACAGCTGCGGGAGTTAGACCTTGCCCGGCAGGTTCTTGAGGTGGCTGGAGAGTTGGGGGCGGAAACTCCCATTCATATTGTGAACAACAGTGCCGCCGAGGTCAGCTAATGTACTGGCTAGGAATCTGCCTCGCAATCTCCCTGCTGGCTAACTTGGCAGCCGTCGCATCACTGATGCGCAGCATCCCTCGGATTGACTTGAGGCGCCCAGTTGACAACCGCGCCCGCAAGTTTGGCAGCGCCAAAGTCTACTACCAAACCGAGTGCGTTTTGGGAGATGGCCGCGTTGTTCCTATGCTCCTGACTGAGAGCGCTGTGTTGACCGCCATCCGTCGGCAGCAAGAAAACCTGGAGGATTTGTGAGGCACTCAGTGGGTTGCCATCTAATCCCGGCGGATGTTATCTCGCTGGAGACGGGCGGCGGAAGTGGGAATGCGGGAGTGTCGGGCGGGCGAGGGAGCGCGAAGCGCGAGGAGCCGGCGGCGAAGCCGCGCCCGCGCCGGAGGCGCAAGTTTCACAGTCAAACAGGTGACTTATGCAACAGTTAGTACCAGCCTTTCAAAACTCTCAAGAGTTCGAAGACGTTGATGAGCTTCCTGAGCGCGCTGAGTGGATTTTGAAAAAACTCAAACCAGTCCATATTCAGATTTGCTCTCTTCTTGCACAGGGTTTTAAGAACATTGAGGTTGCTAAACTTACCAACGTAACGCCTGAGTACATCACTATGCTGCTTCGGCAACCTCTTATCAAGGATGAGATTTACCGTCGTGGTGAGTTTATTGGTCAGCGTTTTGAGTTGATGACTGAAAAGTCCTGTGATGTTATTTCTGAGGCTATGTCTAATGGAAATAACACAGAAAAACTGAAAGCTGCACGATTGCAACTTGAAGTCACTCGTCGAATTGGTCGCCCTGATCCGATGGCTGTAGTCGTGAACGTAGGAGACGATCGGTTGGCTAAACTTGCTGAAAGACTCGAGGGCTTATTGGATGAAAAACGCACTAACATCTACGATCAACATGGCAACCCCATCTAATGGGCGAGAAGTTTCTTTTGAGACAAACTTAATCTTTGCTCCATTACGCCAACGCTATAGGGCGTCGATCGGTAGTACCAGTAAGCCTCGTCCGATTAAAACGCTAACTGGTAGATCTGGGCTTAAGAAAGGCTCTGGTGGCTAATGGGAAGTGCTCCTACTAAACTTGTTAATGAGCGCATTTCTCTTAGTGTTCCTTTTGGGGATGAGATTCCCTGGGGACTGGTGATTACTCGGGCTAATGTAACTGTAACAGTTTTTAGTGGCACAGACCCCTATCCACAACGAGTGTTTTGGCGAGCTACTTCTTTAGATAATTGTTCTGTTGTTTTACAGTTTCGGCAGGGTGTCCCCGGAGTTATCTATAATGTTTTAGTTGAAGCAATTGCAGGTGGAATACCTTATTCAAAAAGTTTTCGCCTTGCAATTCTTCCTGATTCTGCAGAACTTCCTGACCTTTTCCCACTTACTAGGATTCTTACTAGTCATCCTTACGTTCAAACTTTTAATGATTCTGGTGATATTTCCTTTGAAGTTACTGGGGGCACCCTTACTCTTGTTGTAAAGCATGGAGTGGTTGCAAGTGATTTAACAACTCTAAGTCTGTCAGTTGCTCCTAGCGCTCTTATTTTATATATTCCCCCGAAGTTTATTGATCTTACTACTTATTCTCTTACTATTGTTGGGGGTACTTTAGCCTTACCTCCGCACGGACAGTTTAAGGATAATACAACTTTTTCTTTAACTGTTAAGAATGGTACTCTCCTTATTCCTCCACTGGGACAGTTTAAGGATAATACTACTCTAAGTTTAACTGTTACTCCTAGTACTCTTCTGTGGCCACTCGCTGAGCATCTTCTTATGACTGAAGATGCCAAAGTTCTTATGACTGAAGATGGCAAAGTTATCATGACGGGCTAATTATGACTGCTGATATTACTGCTTTTCCTATTCCTGCTATTAAAAGAAGTGAGCTTTCTGTTGCTTCTAGCATTAATGATTCTGATAAAGTCGCCTTACTACAAGGTACCGTCAATAAAGAAGTTACTGCTACAACCTTTAAGAGCTATGTCCTAACATCTGTTGAAAATGCGCAGACTGGTACTAGCTATACACTTGTATTATCTGATGAGTGGAAGCTAGTAACAATGAGTAATGCTGGGGCAAACACTCTTACGGTTCCTCCAAATAGTAGTGTGGCATTTCCTGTTGGAACTCGTATTGATGTGGGGCAAGATGGATCGGGCCAAACTACTATTGCAGCTGGTGTGGGAGTTACTATTCATACACCTGAAACTTTAAAAATTAGAAAACAATGGGGTAAGGCTACATTGTTTAAGCGTGCTACGGATACTTGGGATGTTGAAGGAAACCTAGAGGCTGCTCCATGATTCCTATTGGTATCTTAGGCGCCGCGACGCCTAGGTCTAGCGCAGGCGGCCTAGGTTTTGCTTATACTGATTCAGGCACTGCCGGGAGCATCACTGTAGGAACTACTTTTACTGATTATCTTTCAGTTTCTATCACTACCTCAAGTGATAACATCCTTATCCGATTTGATGGGACTGGCTACGGTAGTAGTTCTTTGGGCGCAGCTAAGGTGCTGGTGGATGGGGTAGATATTGGTACAACCCAGATTGTAAACTTCGGTAGTGATTGGGGTTTCGTAACCTGCGTGCAAGTAGTAGCCACCGTCAGTGCCGGTAGTCACACAATTAAGGTACAGTTAAAATCTTCATCTGGTACGAAGACGCTTGGACTCTCAGGCTTTTTCTGTAGTCTTTCTGTTCAGGAGTTCTAATGCAAATTCAGTTTGCTCAATCTGTAAGTGGCACAGCTACGTCATTGACCACTTCTTATGCTGATTTCTTGACAGTTCCGATCACGACTACTGGAAGTAGTGCTACTGTAGAACTCTCAGCAGTGGTTGGATGTAGCAAGTCCGACACAGGTAACGTCTATGCACAGTTATTGTGGGATGGTGTTTCTGAAGCTGTGGGCACCATTTCACTGCCCGGTGGTTATAGTGGGGTGGTTGTCGTCTCCTGTGTTTTGTCAGGGGTTGCCGCTGGTAGTCACACCGCTAAGGTGCAGTGTAAAATGAATACCTCTGGTGGTAGTGCCGGGGGAACAGATCAAGCTGCATCTCTTATAGTTAAGGAGCATTAAATGGATGTTTTGAGGATTTCTACATCAATGTGTGCTCGTGGGCGTTTTCGCGCAGAAGTGCATACTGGTCATTTTTATGAAAATGGTAAACTTGTAAGACTTGCAGACCCTATTCGTCAGACTTCTTTTGGGAAGAATGTTATTACACTATCTGGTATTGCTAAGCTATTAAATGATGATGTTCCTATTAAGATGCAAGCAGGTGATGATAATACTACACCAGCTGAGTCTGATACTCAATTAGGTAATCTTCTGGGTAGTACTACTACTCATGTTTCTACAAACACTAACAGAAATACCACTCCTGATGGAGATGGGAATGTCACTTGGACTGCTACATATCGTTATACTTTTAATCCTGGAGCTCTGGGTAGTGTTCCTGTAAATGTCGCCGAAGCTGGTGTTAGAAGTAATGATATTGATAATGTTTTGGTATCTCATGGACTTTTAGTAGATGATACTGATACTCCTACTACTGTTTCAGTTGATCCAACTTTTGAGTACCTAGATTTAATCTGGGAACTTACTTTCTATGTCCCAGCTTCAGTCACTGGGACATCTACTTTTTCAATTCTTGGTGTGGATACTTCTACGGATTGGGAAGTTCGTCCAGCTTTCTTTGGTAACACTGGCGGTAGTTATAACTTTAAGGGATGGGCTGATGCTTCTGCTGGACTTGTCCCGGGTTTTAGTATTATTTGGACATCTCTTACTTATGATGGTACAAATGCAGCGACTCAAGTTCGAAGTACAAATGGTTTAGGCGCACTTACAAGTTCTCCCGCTAATGATAGCGGTCTTACTAATGCTCAAAGAGTCCCCACTTCTGCAATAAGGAATGCTTACGTTACCGATTCAAAGGAACGTACAATGAAACTTGTATGGCTTCCGGATCGGGCTAATATCCCTGGAGGCATTCAATCGGTTTTAGTAAATTGTGTTTTCAGCCAATGGCAGATTAGCTATAGTCCTAAGTTATCTAAAACATCTGACTATCAACTTAACCTTGAATTTAAGTTGACTCTCCATAACAAATGATTATCCTTCCAGATCAAGGTCTGATTTTTGTTGCAGTGCCTCGTACTGGTAGTCAATCTATTGCTTACTGGTTGCAGAAAAACTTTTACCTTCCAGGAAAAGGCTATCCAGCAACAAGAGAGCATCAGAAATTGGATGAACTTCAAACTACTGAGTTTGAGCATTTTAAATCTTTTTGTGTTATTAGAGATCCTTTAAGTAGACTTGTATCTATTTGTGCTAGGTTTGACCCTAATTTTCATAGTAATCCTGCCCAAAGTATTCTAAAAAATCTTTTAGCTCCACTTAATCGTTTTAATCTTCCACAAACTATTCTAAGTGCTGGAGTTAAAACTAAGATTCCTTATGAAAAGTTTACCCAGATCCCAGATATTGTTGGAGATCTTGTGGGAGTAATGAATCTTCCAAAGATTCCTCACTATGATACTGCATCTCCTGAAGGTTTGGTAGAAAATCTTCCTAATGATATAGTTGATCTAGTTAAAGCTCGATATTTGGATGATTTTAAGTTATTGGAGTTATTAAATGCTTCCACTTAATGAGCTGGCAGATCCATCATATCCTAGTAGTTTTAAGTATCCTGTAAAGAGTATCTTGCCTGATGATATATTGCAAGACTGGGAGATGGCAGGTGTTGCTATTGGGGACACATCTCAAGGAATGCACTATCAACTTTGGCATGTAATGTTGGAGATTGATCCAGATACTACAATGGGATATATTTATTTGGAGGCCCCTAATACTCCACGATATCTATTAATGACTGGTTTAGGGATTAGTGAAATTAGTTTGGCCTTTGATCAGAATATGCATTTGTTTCTTGCATACAAACAAGCAGGCGCTTGTGTTATTTACTGGTGGGATCCTACTTTAGGAGCGATGACTACCACAAACTTAGGGGAGGGTATTAGCGATCCTCGGTGTTCTCTAGACGATAATCGAAATACTGATGTGCCTGGTAGTGATATTATTCTAGGATATATTAAGGATAACAAACTTTACCATAGACGTCAGCGGGATCGTTATCTTACTGAATTTTTATTAAAAGACCCTGTTCCAGAGAATCTTGTTTGTGTAGGAATGGGTGTTGACTGGCGATTTCAGTTTGGGCTGGGATATATTCTATGAGCACTTATGTAGCAGATCAGAAACTTGTTGGCGAAGATATTACATTAGCAGTAGATTTTAACTCTCGTCTTGTTATTGGAGAGGTTGCTTTAACTTGTTCTGCTAATATTACTCTTTACTCTGGTACAAGTCATGACATGACTAGCATGCTTGTAGGGGCTGCTACAATTAGCAATAATATTGTTTCTCAAGTTATTTCTGGTGGACTTGCTGGGAATATTTATACTGTTTGGGTATCAGTTCGAACAACTGAGACTAATGTTCTTGTTAATGAAGTACGATTAGCTGTTATGCCTGATAGCTCAATTGATCCGCCTCCTGCCCCATGACAGTTAAACTAAATGCTCGCCTTTTAGAAGCATTCTCTGGTACTTTCCTTTCCGGAAGGTACGATGATGCGAAGCCTACTCCAGCCTTTCATAGAAAGGCTTGGGCACTTTATAGTAGCCCAAGTAAACAAGCTGGTGTTGTAGCTCCACGAGGTCATGCTAAGTCTACGGCTTTGACGTATGATTATATTTTAGCAGAGTGCTTGTTTAGAACTGCCCGTTATGTAATCTTGATTGGTAGTACTGAGGACAAGGCTGCTGAACAGCTCTCAAACCTTTCGGAGGAGATTGAGACTAATGTTGATTTAAGGCGAGAGTTTGGAGTATCCGGCTTTGAGACTCAACAAAAGACGGAGATTATTGTTAAGTTCTCTGATGGTGGAAGGTTCCGAATTTTAGCTAGAGGCTCAGAGCAGAAAATCCGTGGTGCTATGTGGAATGGTGCTCGTCCAGACTTAATAGTCTGTGATGATATGGAAGATGACGAGCAGGTTGAGAATAAAGATCGGCGTGCTAAGTTTCGTAGATGGTTCTTTCGTGCAGCAAAGCAAGCACTTTCAAGGCGTGGTAGGATTAGAGTGCATGGAACTATCCTTCATGAGGACTCCTTGCTTGCGCGCTTGATAAAGAATAAAACTTGGGACTTCCAATTTTACAAGGCTCACGAAAGTTATAATGATTTTTCAAACCTTTTGTGGCCTGAGCAGTGGACAGCGGAAGCTCTTAGGAATGTTCAGTTGGAGTTTGAAGAAGATGGGGATGGTGCAGGCTATTCTCAGGAGTTTTTGAATACTCCACTAGACAATAATGAGTCATATTTGAAGAAAGAAAACTTTCTTCCAATGACTGATCGAGACAGAGATTCTGATAAGATCTACATTGTTGGGGCTGATTGGGCTATTAGTAAAAAAGACCACGCTAATCGGACAAGTTTTACTTGTGGTGGCAAGGACTCAAGCAATATAGTACACATTGTTGGGCAAGTTGCTGGAAGGTGGGATAGTTCTGATATTATTGAAGAGTTGTTTGACTTCCATCAGCGATGGAAACCTGTAGCTTGGTATGTTGAAAGTGGCCAGATTTGGCTGGGCTTGAAACCTTTCATCTTAAAAGAAATGCAAAGGCGAGATGTTTGGATCAATTTTGTTGAACGCGTGCCTATTAAGGACAAAGGTATTCGGGGGCGATCCCTTCAGAAGCGCCATAAGAATGGTGGCATGAGATTTGACAAGGAAGCTTCTTGGTATCCAGGGTATGAGGCTGAGTTACTAACCTTCACGGGTGTAAGTGATGCTATTAAGGACGACCAGTTTGACTCGACGGCTTTAGTTAGTCTTGGTTTTGATGACTGGAGTGAGGTGAGTGATGAAGATTTTGTAAGTGATTTGGAGCTTGAGGAGTTGTGGGAAAGTAATAGAAGGCGTAGTACTAGTAGCCTTCGGCGATCTGCTGCTGGGTATTAGTTGTATTCATATTGTGAACGTAACTGGAGCATTGAAATGATTAAACCGCCGAGTGATAATCTTCGTAACCCTCGCCGAGGGCCAGCTAATCCAAAACGTAACGTTCAGGGGATTGCAGTAGGTGAGCCGAATCCTAACGGTGGCCCGATTCCTGGTCGTCGGCGTCCTGGACAGGGTTTGCCAGTTCCTACTGGCCCTCTTAGGAAAAAGCTTCAGCAGGGAATCCCACAACCTAAGCAGCCGCCAGTTGTTTTTGGGAAACTTAATGACTTAAGCCTTGGTGGGCCTATGGCTGGCCCGAGTGTAAAGTCCCCTCGTCGTAATCGTACTCCTAGGGTCTAACATGCTAAACCTTGAAAATCACATTAAGATCTCGAAGGAACTAATTGCAGAGGCCAATCTTTGTGATTACTTTTCTCCTCAAGATCTTCGAGCTATCGGTGAGTGGTGCGCTGAGTGCTACGAAAGTGACAAGGCTTCCCGCTTGAATTGGCTCAGGCGGTCTGAGGCAGCTCTTGACTTAGCGATGCAGATGCAGGAAGAAAAGAGTTTTCCTTGGGCTGGGTGCTCTAACATTATCTTCCCTTTGGTAACGATTGCAGCTCTGCAATTTCATGCTCGAGCTTATCCAGTTATTGTTGGTGGGAAAGATATTGTTAGGTGTCAAACTTTTGGAGACGATCCAACTGGTGTCTCCAAAGATTTAGCTGATCGCATCTCTAGCCATATGTCTTGGCAGTTGCTTAATCAAGATACTAATTGGGAAGAAGACGTTGATCGAAGCCTTCTGAATGTTGCAATTGTAGGTTGTGGGTTTAAGAAAACTTATTTCTCCCCTGAGAAATTGCACAACATCAGTGAGTTTGTTCCTGCAAAAGACTTAGTGTTTGACTATTGGGCTAAGTCAATTGATGAGGCTAAAACTAAAACTCATACCATTCCATACTCACGAAATGATATCTACACGGCAGTAAAGTCTGGAAGGTTCTATGATTGCTTAAATGAGTCTTGGTATATCGCTAACAGCTCTCCATCTAGTGATTCGCAGCGATCTCACCAAGATGCTCGGGATGGTTTGACAGTTCCAAACCCAAGTGATAACACTCCGTTTATTTTGTGCGAGCAGCACTGTTGGTTGGATTTAGATGGTGATGGCTATGAGGAGCCTTACATTGTTACTTTTGAGGAGACTTCTCATTGTGTTCTTCGGATTGTCACTAGGTTTGATCGAATTGAAGATGTTGCTTTCAGTGCTTCTGGGGAGATCATAAAGATTACCCCTTGGGAATATTTTACTAAGATTCCCTTCATTCCTTCCCCGGATGGGAGCATAATGGATATAGGGTTTGGTACGTTACTGGGCCCGCTTAATGAGAGTGTGAATGCTGCAATTAATCAGTTGTTCGACGCTGGAACTTTGTCAAACACTGCTGGTGGCTTTTTAGGAAGGGGGGCAAAGCTTAGGGGCGGTGTTTATGAGTTTTCGCCATTCTCTTGGCAACGAGTAGACTCAACTGGTGATGACTTGCGGAAGTCTATCTTCCCGCTTCCAGTTCGGGAACCTAGCAATGTAATGTTCCAGCTCTTGGGTTTAATTATTGACTACTCTGGGAGGATTACGGGCGCAACTGAGATTAATGTTGGAGAGAACCCGGGGCAGAATACTCCAGCTGAAACATCTCGCACGATGGCAGAGAATGGTCAGCGTATCTACACAGCAATCTTTAAAAGGATCTGGCGAGGGTTTAAGCAAGAGTTTAGGAAACTGTATAATCTCAACGCAGTATTTATGCCAATGCGAGTTCGCTATGGCACAAGTGGGGCGATGATTACTCGGGACGATTATGCTGGAAGTGCCGCTATTATTGCACCCGCAGCTGATCCGATGATTGCTAGTGTTGGGGAGCGTTATGCAAAGGCTTTTGCTGTTAAACAACTGGCTAATGGGAACCCTGCTTATGATGTTGACGCAGTTGAAGTGGATGTATTAAAAGCTCTTGGAGTCTCGGATGTTGAAAGGGTTTACAAGGGTGCATCTAATGCCCCGCCACCTCAGCCAGATATTAGGTTGCAGATTCAACAGATGAAGACTCAGCTTGCTATGCAAGAGCTTGAGTTTAAGAAACAGAGTTTCGTTATGGGCTTGCAAAATCAGGCAAGGCTTAACGAAGCTAAGATTTCTGAAATCCAAGCTCAGGTGTTTAAGATCTATGAAGATGGGAAGTCCGTGGCAGGAAGCCAGCGGATTGAGGCTTTCCGGGCTTATATGGAAATGCTTAGGGAGCAAAACAAAAGTCTGGACAACCAGATACAGTCAATGGTGGAGTTAGGAAATGCTCAACTTGAGTCCCGAGGAATCTCGGCAGGTATTCCTGGAATGGAAACAGCATCCAGTGACACAGGAAGTTTTGGAGATCTTGGCCAAACGAATCCAGGAGCATCAAGCTCTATGGGCTTCGGGGAACCTTGATTCTTCTTTTAGTGCTGAATACATTGCAAGAAACTCAGCTGCAAAGGGTTATGTGAATGCTTGTCAGGATGTTCTAAACATTTCTTTTGAGGATATTACTAGTGAATGAGTCAGGAGTAAAACCATTAGGCAGGGCAGTTTTAGTAAAACCTTACACTCCCGAACGCCGTGAGGGTTTGATTGTAATTCCAGAGGAAGCTTTGGAACGGGATCAGATGGTTGAACAAAGGGCTGTTGTTGTGGAAGTTGGCCCGCACGCTTGGATGGATGAGCCTTGTCCTCGGGCTAAGGTGGGTGATAAGGTGTTGATATCAAAGTTTGCTGGTTATATGGTTAAAGGTACGGCAGACGGATCGCAGTATCGGCTTGTAAATGACCGAGATATTTTCGCAGCTATTGAAGTGGAGGCATGATGGACACTGAGCTTGAAATTGAAGATCGCGCAAGGCAGATGGGTTGGGTTCCCCTTGAGAACTTCAAAGGTTCTGAGGATAAGTGGGTAGACGCAGAAACTTTTGTTGAGCGCGGGGAACAGGTTTTGCCTATCCTTCGGGCAAACAATCACCGATTGCACAATGACCTGTTGACATTGCAAACCCAAAATGGTACGCTTCAGCAGGAGCTAACAGCTACGCGAACAATTGTTCGAGGGCTTGAGAAGAGTTTTAATGAATCACTACAACGGCAATTAGCCGAACAACGCGCACAACTGAAAGCGAGTCTTAAGGAAGCGGTTGAAGATAGAGACATTGATCGAGAGCTGGAAGTTCGGGAGCAGCTAGGTGACCTTGCTACTGCTGAGCAAGAAGCTAAGAGAAAGCAGTTAGAAGTCTCTAAACCCGTTGAGCCTGTTACTACAGATCCCACCAAGCCTAACCTTTCGCCAGAGTTCAATGCCTGGCAGGAAGCTAACCCTTGGTATGGGGTGGATAGGAAAAAGACTAAGGCTGTTCTTCGTGCTGCGGAGGACTTACGAGATGATGGTGACACATCTATCGGCCTTGAGTTTATGAATAAGGCTCTTGCAATTGTTGAGGCTGCGGCTGGAGAAGGCTCGGAAGTTAGTTCGGTGGATAAAGTTTCTAGTGGAAGTTCTCGAAATGGTACTCGTGCTGTTGGCAAGTCTTATGCAGCTTTACCCTCAGAGGCAAAGGCTGCGTGTGAGGAAGATTTAGTAAACTTTGTTGGTGAGGGTAAGTTGTTTAAAACTGAGAAAGATTGGCGGGATTACTACGCCAAAACCTATTTTGGAGAAGGCTAATGGCTGAAGTTAATCCTGCAAACAATTCTAAAGTGAGTAGTATTCCGGAAAACTACATTCCAATGAGTGCCCCGATTCAGCGACTTCAAGTTCCTGAAAAGGAGGGGTTTGTTCGTTACTGGTTCCGTGGCGATCCTGGTAGGATTGCTAGAGCTCAACAAGCTGGATACCGTTTCGTCTTACCCGAAGAGGTTAGTGTTAACAACTTTGATGTAGCAGGTAATTCCAAGACTTCAGGAAGTACTGATCTTGGATCACGAGTAAGTGTTATTAGTGGTGACGAGGCTGGTTTTGATGGGCAGCCTAATCGGTTGTATCTTATGGAGATTCCCAAGGAACTCTATGAGCATGGACAGAAGATTCTTGAACAGCGCAATGAGAGTATTGCTGAGGAATTACGCTCTGGCCTGATTGGTTCTGATAGTGAGAGTTCTCAAGATAAGTCGGTACGTTATGCAAAGACAGGTGTTCCAGACCTTTTTAACCCTAACAAAATTCGGAGACGATAATGGCAAACGCTAATCGCCCTACCGGCTTATCACCTGTTCGCAGTCTTTCGGGAACTTTTGAGGGCCAGGTAAATATCTATTCAATCGCTGCAAGTTATGGAACTGCTGTAGCTATCGGTGATGTTGTAAAGTTGGCAGCTTCCCCCGGTGCAAGTGGGGATGGTTACGCTAATATTGAAATCTCTGCTTCGAACGCTAGCCATCTTGGTGTTGTAGTTGGCTTGGGGCGGAGTCCTACGGTGCTGGCTAACTGGGCAAACCTTGATTCAACGGTACGCCCTGCTAGTGATCCTAGTGTTTGGTATGCAGCTGTAGCAGATGATGCTCGCACGCTTTTTGAGGTGCAGGCGAACACTATTGCAGCTTCCAATGTTGGCGCTAATTGTGATCTTGTGCCTGGCGCTAACAATGGGTATGTGAGTGGGGCGACTGTGACCAGTACAGTCACAAACAATGATTTCAAGATTGTCTCACTGGTAAATCGTATTGATAATGCCGTAGGTGCTTACGCTAAGGTTATTGTCAAATTCCTCAAGCATGCCTTAATCTAAGGAGAACTTACTATGGCAGGTGTAATCAATACTGGTAGTCATCCTAAGCTCTTGTGGCCTGGGATTCGCGCTACTTGGGGACAGATGTATGATACGCATAGTCCTGAGTATTCAGATCTCTATGACGTGTTGTCCTCTAATCGTGCTTATGAGCAGGACGTGCAGATCACTGGGTTTGGCCTGGCTCCGGTTAAGGGTCAGGGTGCTGGCGTTGCATATGACTCTGAGATGCAGGGTTGGATCACTACCTATGCGCATATTGCCTACGGCCTCGGCTACATTGTTACGTTCGAGGAACTGCAGGATAATATGTATAAGGATGTGAGTACTCGTCGTGCAAAGGCGAACGCTTTCTCAATGAATCAAACTGTTGAGAATGTGGCGGCATTCTTGTATAACAATGCCTTTAGCACAACGTACTATGCAACTCCGGATGGTAAGGCGCTGATTGCTAGCGATCACGTTAATCCAAGCGGCGGTACGTTCAGCAATGCCCTGACTCCTGGTGCGGATTTGAGTGAGGCGGCGCTTGAGGATATTTGCATTCAGATCATGAATGCAACTCAAGATCGAGGTCTTCGTATTGCAGTAATGCCGCAATCGTTGCATATTGCTAGTTCGGAGTTTTTCAACGCTAATCGGATTCTTAAGAGTGTGTTGCAGGCCGGCACTGGGAACAATGCTATTAATGTTCTCAAAGCTACTAATGCTTTCCCGAAGGGCATTATGCTGAATCACTACTTCACGAATCCTAATGCGTGGTTCGTCCGCACTAATATTCCTAACGGGATGCAGTTCTTCTGGCGCAATCGTCCTAGCTTTGATCAGGACAATGACTTCGATACGAAGAATGCGAAGGCGGCTAGCTACATGCGGTTCTCTGTGGGCTGTACCGATCCTCGTGGCATCTATGGGTCTAACCCGCCGTAAGATCGGTCGTGGATGGTAGGGAGTAGAAATGCTCCCTACCATTCACATTGTGAATACACCTAACCATCATCAAGAAGAGGTTTATAAGATGGCTACTCCGACTCGTTTTCCTGGCGGCTTAACTAATGCAAGTCCTACTGCAGTACTTGCTAACCTTGGCCAACTCGATCCGACCAAGTTTATCACGTATTTTGATGACTTTCTTACTCCTGTTATTTCAACTGGTATCGTTTCCGTAGCAGGGGAAGGCGGTCAAGTTACTGTTGCTACCACGAAACAGGTTGGTACTACTAGTGCTAGCTTTAAGTTATCTACTACTAAGCAATTTTTCTTTAAGTGTCGGGCTTCGCTAGCAGCAGTTGCCCAAACTCTTGCAGTTGGTTTTTCTGATAACTTTGCTAGTCATGCTCATGGAGTTTGCATTAGTATTACTGGTACAACCCTAACCCTGAAAATTGATGGGACAACTTCCACAGCAACAATTTCTACAACTAACGATGTAATGTTCGAGCTTGGCTTGAGCTATAACTCTCGAGATGGTGTGGTGGTTTATCTTGATGATTCTCCTGTGCTTCGCGCTTCACCTACTGCGTTTGACACTAACTTGTCCTTAGCTGGTGCTTATGTTTCAGGGACTACAGCAACTGTTGATTACGTATTTGCTGCTGTAGAGCGCTAACCTACCCAGCCCGGCGCTTGTCCCTAGTGCCGGGCTTTTGGAGAATTAAATGGCTACCACAAAAGTTTTGCTTAATGGCACACGTAACTATGTCGTGCAAATCACCGGTACTGGAGGTGACTCAGCAGTTAATATCTTTGATGTTGCAACTGTAACGCCGGAGTGTGCTGAGGTTAGGATTCAAAAGTGTTACTATGATGTTGCAGGTAGTGCTGGCCTTGTCACTCTCCTTTGGGAAGCTACAGCTAATACTACTGCCTTAACAATTAGTACTGGCAGCGGGCAAACTCTTGATTTTCATGACGTTGGTGGGTTAGTGAACAACGCTGGAGCTGGTAAGACTGGTGACTTACTTTTGACTAGTACTGCGACAACGCCTTACACAGTGACATTATGGCTTAAGAAAGTTCGTACAGTGTCTTGAGGTGACATATGCCTATTACTTCAAATACTGTCTACGGCATCATTAATGATGCAATGCACGATGCGGGATTTTTAGAAGAGGGTGAAGATCCTAACAGTGAACAGCTATCCTCAAACTTCCGTCGACTAAATGATATTATTAACCTCTGGCAAACCCAGGGGTTAAAGCTTTTCTTGCTTGAAGAACTTACAATTCCTCTAGTAGCTGGTACGAGTACTTACTCAATTGGCCCAGGTAAGACCATTAACATGGTTAAGCCTTCGAGGATTCTTGATGCTTATGTTAAGACTCCCGACAATGTAAAGCGTCCGTTAATTGCTATCTCGTGGAAAGACTGGAACTTACTTCCTACTGTAAGTGCTGGGACGATCTCATCTTACTTTGTAAACAAACTCTCCGATTACCTAGAGGTTCGCTTCTGGAATACTCCTAGCACTTCAGAAGCGTTGAACACTGTAGTTGCCCTGATTCAAAGGGAGGTTGTTAATCCTATTAATCTGCAAGATGATATGGACTTCCCGCAAGAGTGGCGAATTGCTTTGCGTTGGGGTTTAGCTGATGATATTTGTAGTGGGCAGCCGGCTGCTATTATGGATCGCTGCGCTCAACGGGCTGCGATCTATAGGGATGCCTTAGAATCTTGGGATGTTGAGGATGCTTCGACGAGCTTTGCCCCAGATCGTAGGAGTGGTTATCATGCAGCTGGGAGATTTGTCTAATGGCTAATCCTCAGGCTACACAACAGTGGGAGAGTGTAACACTTCCACCGCGATTACCTTTAGTAATCATTCAGTCAAACCGTGATGGGACTCTAAATAAGGACGCCAAGTTAGTTAATTGCTATCTTGAGGCAACTCAAGAAGGGGAAGCTAATATCTTTAAGCGTCCCGGTATTACTCAAACAAGTGTTGTGTCAGCTAATGAAGTTGGAAATGGTGTGTTTTTCTGGAATGGGGATGTTTACTCTGTTTTTGGTAGTGTCTTTTACAGGAATGGTACGGTAGTTAGTGGTGTGGATAACACTGGTGGGGTGTATAGGTTTATTTCTATTCTTGGAGCAACCCCAAAGCTGGTGTTTAGTAATGGCAAAAAGGCTTATGCTTATGATATTGGCGGCGGACTATCCTCTGATTTACATACTATTGATGCAGACTACCCAACCACTACAGTAAAGGGTCTTGCCTACTTAAACGGCCCTGTCTATGTTATGCAGCCTGAGGCAGTTATCTGGGGTAGTGCTATTAACTCAGTATCTGTCGCGGGTGACTGGGATCCGTTGAACTATCTCCGTGCTCAGATCGAGCCTGATGGTGGAGTGTTTCTGGCCAAGCAACTTGTTTATGTAGTGGCTCTGAAAAAGTGGACTATTGAATACTTCTTTGATGCTGGCCAGCCTACAGGCAGTCCCTTGCAGTCAGTGCAAGGTATGAAGGTTAACTATGGCTGTGCTAGTGCGGACAGTGTTCGTGCTATTAATGACGTTCTATTCTTTCTTTCAACAGATCAGAACGCTTCATTACAAGTTTCCCAGCTTGACAAAGGTGCACACTCTGTTGTTTCAACTCCTGCTGTTGATAGATTGCTTTGTGATATTAATACTTCAGTTGTGTTCTCTTGGACGTTTAAGATCAATGGACACAGCTTTTATGTGTTGACTTTTAAGCAGTCTAATCTAACTTTAGTGTATGACGTAAACCAGCAATTGTGGTATCAGTGGACTACAAGTAGTGGAAATTATCTACCCTTCGTAGACTGTACCTATGATGCTAGTGGGGAACACGTCTTACAACATGAAACTAATGGAGCGCTATATACTATTAGCAGCACAGATTACAAAGATGATAGTAATCCAATTGTTGTAGACATTATCACTCCTAGCTTTGATGCCCAAACCTTTCGCAGAAAGCATCTCAATATGCTGAAGTTTGTGGGAGACAGAGTTCCTGGAAGCGTTCTTCAAGTAAGGAAAACTGATGATGATTATCAAACTTGGAGTAATTTTAGGCGGGTTGATCTCAACCTTAAAGTCCCGAAACTTGTTAATTGCGGAACCTTTGTTCGACGAGCTTATCATTTGCGGCATACTGCTAATACTCCTTTTAGGATTCGGGCACTAGATGCTCAATATGATGTGGGGACGTTATGAGTGTTGAGACTGATCCGCTACCACCAGTGCCTGAGCATACCCCGATTCTTCGTGGTGATATGACTAAGTTCAACCCAGGAGATCTTGTTCATGCAGTTTGGGCTAGGTGGCTAGGTGCGCTGCGTGAGAAAATCAATGTTCTGAATGCCTCGTTAGTTTCCCTCGGTGAAGTAACTGGTGTTGGAATAGTTACTAAAAATGGTGATGCTTGGGCAGCTAGAACTCTAACCGGCACAGCTGGAGAGATTGATGTTGCTGGTGGGGATGGGACAAGTGATCCGACAGTTTCTCTGGCTGATTCGGGAGTTACGGCTGGAACACTTCTTGGCGGTTTAGCTACGCCAGTTTTAACTGTTGATGCCAAGGGACGCATTACTGGAGCTGCTGCGATGGATTATACTTCTGTCGCTACAGCTGGTGCGAGTCCTACTGGTTTCCTAAAGATTAATGTTAAGGTTAGTGGTACGGCAATAGATGTTTATATTCCATACTATCCAGCTGTTTAGGAGACCTGCAGGTGACTACATATGACACGAAGAAGATCTTGAGTGAGTTATCTAAACATGAACTAAAGGATATCGTTAAGCTTGCGATTAAGGAATGGCTGGATGAGCAGGCTATGATATTTGGAAAAATGTCCCTTAAGTGGTTGTTCAGAGCTGGGGCAGCTGCCTTGTTGTTTTTTATCTTAATCGCACAAGGTTGGGTGCATAAATGAGTGATTCACTTGTTATGCGTTTGGGAGTTACTCCAGAGTTTCTTGAGGGGATCGCTAACTCTCCGGAAGTTTTCCCTCATGTGACTATGGATGGTATAGATAAGATTGACCTGTCTACAGTTTGGAACGATTGCATTTCTGTAGAGTTTCCAACTGGAGGATTTTTGTTTCATAGGCAAGCGCCGGGCGTGTATGAAGTTCATACTATGTTTAAACCAAAGTCTATTGATGCCTACAAAGCCGCTTGCATAGCTGCTGACTATATGTTTAGTAATGATGCAACCCTTATTTTAACACAAGTTCCTAGCGGTAATGTGCCTGCTAGGAAGCTAACAGTTTTAATGGGATTTACTAAGTTCGCCGAGGGTACTATCCAACGGAATGGTAAATCTTTGGTATCTGAATATTTTGAATTACCTAAGCACGTCTGGAGGAAATCACAATGCCAGTAGCCGGTGCAGTCATTGGTCTTGCCACTTCTGTTTATAGTGCAAGCCAGGCGAAGAAACAACAGAAGAAAGCTCAACAGTTTGCTGAACAGCAGATGGAGCAAATGGATCCCTTTGGAAAATATCGAGATCAATATGCTCAGAGACTAAATGCCTTTATGAGTGACCCTAGCTATTTAGAGAACACCGCTGCCTACAAAATGCGGCTTCAGGCGGCTAATAGATCAATGGCAGCCCAGGGATATACAGGGTCTGGGAATGGTACTATGGCAGCAGCTGAGGCAGCTTCCATGGCTTATCAGCAAGAGTTTGATAATCTAGCTATGCTTTCTGGCGCTACTAATGGGCAGTCTGCGAGGGCTAGTGCATATGGCACAGCTGCTGGCGCGATGAGTCAAGCTAATGATAATTATCTTGGGGGCCTTGCAGGTGTTGCGAACAATCTAACTAACACTGCTACTATATTTGGTAACTCTTATGGTAAAACTGGTAGTGCTACTACAAGTATTGGTAGTTTTAATGCTCCTGTAGCTACGGGTAGTATGCCAACTGTTGGGCCTTATTGAGGAAGCGCTATGTCTTATGATCTCTCCACTATTGGTTTGAAGGGTATTGAGGCTGCGCAGAACACTTTAAACTCGATTGCTAATCGCTCAGCATTAGAAGTTCAAACTGCAACAGCTCAGCACAAGTTAGATGATGAATTACAAGAAGAATCCATTGCCCAGCGAGCGATGGATGCTTATAATCAGTTAAATATCTTAACACCTCAACAACAGCAAGACCAAGATCAAGCACGGGATACACTAGATCAAAATGCTCAAACTGCTTTTAATAGAGTTGTGAGTGGAAAGCCTGGAGAGCCTAGTGCTAATGGTTTTCCTGAAGACCCAGGCGCTCGTCTAGAGTATTTAGGTAATGCTTATCTTAGGGCTGGTATGACTGCTCGTGGGCAGGAGTCTCTAAAAGCTGCACAAGATTATCGGCAGGGAGATGCTTCAATTGAGCAGACGCAGTTAAGTAGTGCTAAGATTCGATTAGAGAATATGCACGCAACTGCTAACTTTGTAGCTAATCACATTGGACAGAATGAGTCAGAGTTTAGACTCTTTCAACAAAATCTTCAGAATCCGCCTAACCAAGAGTGGCGACAGGTTCGGGCGAGTATTGGGGAACGTGAGACTGAGATGTTGTTAGAACAACAGTGGACTCCAGATCTTCAAGCTTACTATGCCAGTACAGCCTTGAGCATAAAGGACAAGGCAGAATTAGCTTTGCAAAGTCAAAGTGCCCAGCAACGTCAGCGAGAACATGCAGACTTACAAGCTGACCGTTTAATGGGGCGGCAGCTACAGCAAGCCCAACTAACTGAAACTCAACAATATCATGCAAGACTCTCAAGTAATGCAGGGGGAAGGGCCGCAGCTGTTACACCGCCTAATGATAATGAACGTGGAGCTATTGCAGATGTTTTAAAAAGCTCTGGGATTTTTTCAGATGCTGCGCTTGACGATAAAGGAAACTTTGCGGATTCAGGAACAGCAAACTCTTTTAACTTAGCAATACTTGATGTAGCTGGGCGAGTTCGTCAGATGCTTCCAAATTATCCCGGTAAGACTTATGAACAAGTTGCTCAAATTGCAGTAGCTGATATGCAAGTCTCTGGAGATCTTGTTTCGCATTACCGCACATACCCAGATGAGAACAATGCAGTAGTTCCCGGAAGCCGAACTGTTGAGTTTAAGCAGCCTGGGAGTTTTAATAGACCCTTGGATTTACCAGCTGGTAGTGGGGAAGATTTTGAACAAGGCCTTAAACCTGGTAACTGGTATGTTACTCCAGGACAGACTCGTCCAAGTTATTGGAATGGAAAAAGCTTTACTAGAAATGCTACGGCTCGGCAATCTTCCGATAATTAACTTCCATTCATAATGTGAATACCACTATGACCCCAGAAGAGATGCTCCGTTTACGAGATCAAGCCCGCGCACAGGGGACAGCGGCACAAGATTCTAGTGATACAACTCAAGTAAAGTTTGCTCACCGGCAGAATGCTTGGGATACTGGAAGTGTTTTTCCACAAAGTGTTCCAGAGACTTCCAGTACCACAGATAACTCTTCCAGCAATATACCTGTTCGACTGCCGAGTGGTAGTCTTTTGCCAAGCGATCCAGAGGTTAAACAAGTTTTAACTGATACGGCAAATCGCTATAACATTAATCCAGCTTTGTTGCTCGCCGTAGCGCAACAAGAGTCTAGCTATGACCCTAATGCTGTTGGGCCGCAAACTCGTTGGGGTCATGCATCTGGGATGTTTCAATTCTTACAGGATACTGCTCGATCCCTTAAGATTGATCCACTGAACTGGCGGCAGGCAGCAGATGCGACGGCCAGGAGTTTAGCGGAGCAGATCGCTAAGGGTGGAACTGACTGGGCAATTGCCACGCACTTTGCTGGAACTAACCCTGCAGAGCATGGGCCAAAGACTCGCAGGTATGTTGCTGAGGTTTCGGCAAAAGCTGCTGTTATTGCTAATGAGCTGGGGATTGACTATACTCCGACGAATACTACCCCGGAGTTATTGCGTAGATTGCAGAGTGGGCAGCGCCCGAGTGACACAAGCAGTCGTACTCCACAAGCCCGGCAAGCCCCCCGGGCATCCGCTACACCGCAGAGTGGTGAGTCTCCCAGTAATTGGCATGCACCTATGTTGTACCGCCCTGGGCAGGCAGCACAGCAAACTCCAACAACTCGGCAATCTCAGCCGCCTCGGCAGTTACCTAGGCAAGTTGCCCCTGACAATATGTCGCCTGCTCAAATGCTTGCGCTTAGGAATGGGCGATCCCCTCAAGCTACCAGTCCGACAGATACTCAAGGTAATCGGGAGAGTCTTTGGGAAACCCTTAGCCGGAATGTTAGTGAAGCCATCAATCCAGATGATGGGGATGATGGGGATGATTCTTGGCCTTTTGCTACACCGATAGTTAATGCAATTGAGCGTGGTTGGCATGGTGTTCAGGGGCTGATTAATCGACAGACTAATCAAGTTACTCTAAGTGATGCAGACCTACAGCGTAGGTTTGAGGATCAGCAGAGTTCGATGTTCTCCCTTAAGCCTAGGTTTAGGGTCGGGGATAATCCTATTTATATTAATGGACAATCTCCCACTCCCAGTAGCTTAAACTTATCTGCCCCCATGATGAACTGGGATCAATTCCGTGCCTCACCTTTTTATAAAAGTTGGGAAGCCCAGAATAGAACTATTGAGATGTCAACAGACTCTCAAGCTGATCAACGACAACAGTGGCTCGATCGTGTTAGGAAAGATCCCACAGCAATTAGTATGTTGCCAGCTAGGTTCTCTGACGTTAGGGATCAAGTGCTAGCTGAACGCGCACAAGCTCATGGGTTTGCTCCTAGTGGAACAGTTACTGGTAGCCTTCAGCGATTTATTGAGGGATTTCCGAATCCCTTAGACGCTTTGTTAGGGCGATCCATGCCTGTTAATGCGGTAAATTATCTGGCTAATATCCCGGAATTAGAGAGGAAACGCTTTGAGGAAGGGCGTGAGATTACTAATGCCCTTAATGCAGTTAATCATCCTGATCAGTACTCTGCAGAGGATCTCCAGCACTATAATGGAATGCTTCAAGATTGGCGACAAAAAACTAATCCTAATGTAGTCCATGCTTGGCAAAACTTTTATCAAGCAGCTCAGGCCGATCCAGGAAATACGGCGTTAGGTTTTGCTACGTCTATTATGGCGGATCCTTACTTGCTAAAGATTCCTGCTGGACTAGGCCTAACGCCCATTCGCGGAGTTAGAAACCTTGCAGGAATTACTACTCCGATGACTCGGGGACTTGCTGGCGCGGATGCGATCATAGACGGTACAATCTCTACTGCGGCTGTTAATACTGCCATTGGTATTACATCTGATCTTGCTACAACTGGGCAGGTTAATACTGAGAATGCCCAGCTTAGTGCTGCACTTGGTGCACTTCTTGGCGCTGGAGGTGGCGGGCTTGCATTCTTGCATGGTGCGCGTGCTCACTTGGCTAATATAGATGAGGCTCGTGCAAGTGGGAAGCTTGATGAACTTTTGCAAGCGAAGGCTACTGGGGAAGTTGCAGTAGAGAATGCTATCGAGACTCTGCGAACTCCTGAAAAGGATCCTCGATTCGCTGGGGAGAGGAATCCTACAATCACTCCCATGCAGCGTAGGATTGCAGAACTTACTGGCATACCGCTGCATGATGCAGAAGTTCCCGGTTTAGGGACTGCTGCCGGTGATGTCTATGGGCCACAGGTAAAGTCTGGTCGGAAAATTCCTACGGAAGGGGTTGAGCATTTTGAAACTACTGGTGCGGGTCGTCGAGATGAGATGATTTCTCAGTGGATTAAGAATCGTAGGGCGCAGGTAAAAGAAGCTTTCACAAATGAGGCTGACTACCATCAGTATCAACAGTACGTAGCTGCGGAAAGGCTAAGGCTTGCTCAAGAAGCTGCGGCTAGGGCACAACAACAGGAAGCTGCGCAAGCTCAAGCTCGGCAAGCTGACTTGGAAAGAACCAACAGGTTCCAGCAAGAGTTTGAGGCCGCAACTCGTCAACGCGATGAGCAGCTTGCCCGTGGTGAGGTTGAGAACGCTCATGGAATTGCATTAGCTGAACAAGCTCGGCGAGACAGCGCGGAACAACTTAATGCTTCAGAGTTATTTGATGCATATACCTCACAAGATCAGGCAGCTATCCGGCAAGCTAAGGCTAACATTGATCGAAGGAATGGTCGTGGTAGATTTAATCAGTTAGGTGAAACTACTACTGACTATGCTACCGCCCTTGGATTGGTAGGCGCAGGGGCGTTAGCAGGTTCAGTACTTTTCCCGCAAGATCGGGAACGCGGAGCTATTGCGGCGGCATTACTTCTGGGACTCCCCGCTGCCGTTTTAGGCCTACGTGGGCGAATGGGCTCAATTGAATCCCGTGAGTTCAGGTCTCCGGCGTTCCAAGAGGGTGCATTAAAATTAGCTGGAAAGCTTCCTAAGGAAGAAGCTGCCCGAGTTTACAGGACACATCAAGACGTTTTAAGCGATGCTTTACAAGGAAAGTTTATTAACCGAGATGTTGATAGTACAACTATTACGCATCCAGCTACATACTCTGGAAGATTTATTCCACAATTTGCTGAAATTGCAAATATGCTAGGGGCTAAATCTGTCATTGATACTATGGCAGGGGTAGGCAACATTGGACGTATTAAAGAGTTTGGTTATAGTGGTAAGATTATTGCTAATGAACTTGAACCTGAGTGGGCAGCCCTTCATGGGAAGCATGGAGTTGATAAGAGTATTACTGGAGATGGTAGAAACATCCCGCAGGTTAAGACTAATAGTGTCGATTTAGGTATTGTCTCCCCACCTTATGGAAATGGTTTAGCTGAAAGTAGGCTTAATGGAAATCTTCGGAGTCTTACTTATGCAAACTCCCTTGGAAGAAAACTTACTGAGGGCAACGGCGGTGGGATGAAGTGGGGGCAGGCTTATAGGGATTTACATGAAGGCATCTATAAAGAACTTTATCGAATCATCAAGCCCGGCGGACATGCTTTAATTAACTCAAAAGACTTCATCAAAAAAGGTGAGGTTGTTAAAGTTAATGATTGGCATATTAGGGCTATGGAAGCCGCTGGATTTAAGTTACTTTCTAGAGATCAAATTAAATCTTCTGGACTTATCACAGGGGCTGTAAAGCGGCCTAGGGTCGGCTATGAAGAGTTCATGCTTTTCAGTAAACCAGATAAAACTGGTAAAATCCCGGCTAAACAACGTGGCGAGATCAGTGAGGAGATGCGAACGATTCTAGGTCGTGCAGCCATCGCTACTACCCTTGCTGGTGCTGGGTATGCAATGAGTCCAGAAGAGCATAGGCTTGCTGGCGGAATCTTGGGTGGGTTAGCTGGACTGGTTGTTCCTCTGGGCGGGGGTAGTCGCGGCAGTATTCTTAGCTACTTCCATAACATTGGCGCGATAGATGCCGATGGGCTTCCTCGTGGGATTAGGACATTTGGCGGGAAGATTGCCGATGCGGCAGAAGATGCTAGGCTTAAGGCTAGGGATGACGCTTGGATAAAAGCAGCAGCTGCCGGGGATCAGCGAGCTTTCGAGAATCTTTATCGTGCATACTCTGATACAACACGACGCTATGTTGATAGGATGATTCGTTCTAGCAGCACCCGTATTGCTAATGATGCTGATGGAGTTATGAATGAAGCATTCTTCAATGTCTATGAGTGGATGCAAGAAAACCCTGAGGTTCCGATAGATAACTTTAGAGACTTCGTTGGGCAATCGGCTAAGAATGTTCTGCTTAATGCACTGAAGGCAGAGCGTACAATTAAGCGGGATATGCCTACAGTGTCTGAGGCAGATGCTAACGCAGAGCTAGATGCTCAAGGAAAGCCTGCAGCGATTGGTAGTAGCATTATTGATCAGACTCCGGGAACCGACCCCGTAAGTAGGAAACTTATCATTGATAATATAGGCGAGAATCCTGAGAGTGTCGCTATGAGGGATCAGCTTAAAGATGTTATTCGAAAAGCTGTGGAAACTCAATCAGACATTAACCAGAAAGTTTTCATCATGCGAAACTTTGATAACATGTCTCCTCAGGAAGTAGCAGATGCCCTCGGGATTAGTAAGAATAATGTTCAAGTAATCGACAATCGTGTAAAAACTCGGGTGCAGAATGCTATTGTAGAAAAGATCCCAGAAGTTCGTTCGATGTTAGAGGATCGGTATGCTCCTGGACATGAGCCTAAGCCAAAGGTTAGAGGACCGGCTGGACAAAGGGGATCGGCAACTACTGGCGATATGGCAACTGTTGCTACCCTAGCAGCGGCTGTCGGCGCTGCCTCGTATTTTATGAGTGACGAGAATACTTGGGGCGCTCTAGTCTCAGGTGGCATTGCTGCTGCGCTGACGGCAGTTGCACGAGGAAAGTCTGGAAGGTTTAGCGGGGCAACTCGTGCGGCGGTGGCGCTTCGTGCTGTAGATTGGCGACTTAAAGAGTTTGGTGGGCATTTCTATGGTATGGCCAAGGAACATGGAATGCTTGAGTCTCAAGCAATTGCTCACTATAACAATGTTACTGCACCCTTCTCAAAGTGGCTTAATAGTTTGAAACCTCAAGTTCGTGCGATTATGGTAGAAGCTTTGTCTACCCGAGATGAGGGAATTATTAATGGGATGTTGGAGCATCTAGGCGGGCAGACTGCTGTTGAGGCATTTAAGCCTGTTCGGGCTATCCTTAACAACATTGAGGATACCCTTGTTTCACTGGGAATTATTAAGAAGTCCGAGGTTGATTACTTCCCCTTCCGAGTCAAAGACTTAGAGGGTTTGCGAAATGCCTTGGGAATTGAGCAGAAGGACTTTATTACCGCAGCTCTTAAGGCTGCCGATGATAAGATGTTCAAGAACTTAAACCGGCACCTTACTCAAATTGAGCAAGATGTTATTGTGAATAAGCTTCTTGAACCTTACTTAGGCTCTCGCATAGGTCCGCAGATGCCAGGCTTTGCACGGGCACGGACTATTAAAACCATCCCGGAGAGTTTGCAACGATACTATCATGACCCAGTTACTACTCTGAATAGCTATGGCCAGCAGGCAATTAAATATATTCAGAGGGCAAAGTTTTTTGGCAAACACCTAAAGATGGTAGATCAAGAAGGTAAAAAGGTTGTAGACATTAGCGCTTCCATAGGTGAGCTTACTAGGTCACTTCATGAAGCTGGAAAACTTACTGAGCAACAGACGTTTGAACTTGCGTCTATGTTGCAAGATAGGTTTAATGGTGGAGAGCAGAGTAGTGGTACGATTGTGAGAGAAATTAAGAACTGGTCAACTGCTTCTATGCTGGGGCAGTTTGTTTTCTCCGCCGTAGCACAGGTTAATGATTTAGTTTGGCAGATTTACCGCCACGGCCCTAGAGCTTCTATTGAGACTGCTATTAGGTTAGCTATCAACAAACCACTTGTTCGGTTAAAGGATTTTGGAATTACCGAGCACATGGTGCATGAGTACATTTCAGAAGGACTATCCTCAAAGGTTGTAAAGAAAAGTTTGCTTGTGTCTGGCATGAGCTTGATGGATAATGCAGCTAAGAGTTTTGGTCTAAATGCTGCACTCATCGAGTATAGGAATATGGTAAAGAGTGGGGTGGATGGAAAGCCTAATGTTAAAGGTGAAGCTAGGTTACGTGAGCAGTTCGGCGGATACTTCCCTGATAAGATTGAAAAGATTATTAGTGATTTAAGGGAAGGAAAAATTACCCCAGATACAGAGCTTCTCGCTTGGACAGACCTCACGGATACTCAACCGCTGACAGCTTGGGAACTTCCGCAGTTGTACCATCACTTACCTAATGGAAGAATTATTTATCACTTGCAAACCTTTAACATTCGCGCAGGTAACTTGATCTATGAAGAAGCCATTAAGAACATTACTTCCGGGAATGTTAAGCAAGTGATGAAGGGCCTACGAGCATTGACTGGCTTTGCTGTAGTGTTCGGTGCTGGTGGAGTTGCTGGAGATAAGATTAAAGACTTGTTGAGAGGTCGAGAGATAAAGCTAAACCCCTGGGAGATTCCCTTGAACTTGGTGCAAGCGGCTGGTGGGAATCTTTATAACTATCGAACCCATAGAGCTAACACACCAATGGAAGCTGTTATTAATAGGCTTCCGCCAGTGATAGGGATGGCTGAGTCTGCTTACCAAGATCCTACAACGCTTATTAGGAGGGTTCCCGCAGTAGGTGAGTGGATTTATAATCTGAATCGTCCAAGGCTACAAGCGTGGAATAAAGATAGGGTTAGTAAATTTGATCACTCAATTACAATTAATGTTGAAGGGCGAGACAGCTCAAGTGGTTCAAGCAGTTCAAGCAGGAATAGTCGAAATAGTAGGCGCAACACTAGGAGGCATTACTAATGGGACAAGCTGACTTTTTAAAACTTGGTGACTGGAATGCTAATTGTGCAGAGTGTGGAAGGAAGTTTAAGGCTTCCACACTTATCAGGCACTGGAAAGGGTATTATGTTTGTAAGGAGCATTGGGAAACGCGTCATCCACAGGACTTTGCAAGGGGTAGTTCAGACAATCAAGCTGCTCCGTTTGTTCAAGAACTTCCAATTCCAACTTTTGTAGAAGGTTCACCTAGCTCAACAATTCCAAGTCCTTCAGACTATCCAATTCATGGAGTTGATTAATGTTATTCTTATCAGCTGGACACAGTAACTCAGACAGTGGAGCTGTTGCGAATGGATACTCTGAAGCTGCTCTAATGACAGAGTTTAGGAATTTAGTTATCTTCTATGTCAGTAATGCACAGGTGCCGTTTATTTCAGATGGTAAGAAGAGTGACAACCTTCCACTGAAGCATGCTATGAGTATGGCTAAGCAGGCTACAATTGCTGTAGAGTTTCATCTTAATTCTGGGCCAGCGGGAGCTGGTGGGGTTGAGACACTATCGGCTCCAAAAGATTTTCAGCTTGGCGCTAAACTTTGCTATGCAGTCTCCCGAGTGCTAGGCATCCAGAATAGAGGGCCAAAGCCTGAGGATGCTGGCCACCACTCAAGGCTTGGGTTTGTGCAAGCAGGGGGGTTGATTTTAGAACTTTTCTTTATCACTAACAAAGAGGAACTTCAGAAGTATTTAGACAAAAAATGGTTAGTTGCTAAAGCCGTCGCAGAACTTTTAATCCAGGAGATGAAGCATGAAGCTTGAGTTTATTGATAAGGCAGAGATGAAGAGAGTCTGGTCACTTCGTTGGGCTATTGCTACAGCTATTATTGCTGCAATTCCGGTTGCCTACATGGCACTTCCTTATGACTGGACTTACGCAATTCCCGACTGGTTAAAAATTACGTTTGCTAGTTTGACTATGGGAACGGCCATTACTACCGCGGTAACTCGCGTAATCAAGCAACCGGAGAAGCCTAGTGATAAGCCCAGCGATAGTGTGGAAGGTGATATCTGAGTTTGTTAAAAGTATTCCTTGGCAAGCTTATGCAATTGCGGCAGTTGTTTTGGCACTCTTACTGCTTAGACATATTAGCTATCGCCAAGGTCAGCAGGATGTGCAAGCTAAATGGGATGCACAGAAAGCTGCAACAGCTGAGCAGATTAGAGTCCTTCAACAAAAAGCAGCCCGAGTTAATGAGAGGGTTGTCACTCAAGTAGTTACACGAACACAGGTGATTCATGAAAAAGGTGATACAATTGTTCGAGAAATCCCCCGCTATATCCCCGTTGGTACTCCCGATCTGCCTAGTGGTTTCCGGGTGTTGCACGACGCAGCCGCAACTAACACCCTTCCCGGAAGCTCCAGCGGAACTACTGCAGCCCCCGTCCCAGTTGCAGACGCTACCAGCACCATCACAAAAAACTACACAGCCTGCCACATAGATCAAGAGAGGTTAGCAGGTTGGCAGCTTTGGTATAGCGAGCAACTTCGGCTGCATCGTCAAAACTAAACCTATGAACACAAAAAAGGGTGAGGCTGTTTAGGCTTCACCCTTTCTTGTTTCTGTAAGTTGTATTCACATTATGAATACGGCTTAATTGCCAATCCAAGTGTACAACTTATCTGCCTCACTGACTAGTAGTTTAATCTGAAGCTTACCCATTTGTTGTAGGGTGACTTCAATGTTAGCTAAGGTGTAGGGATCAATGTCTCGGTAGAACATTTGAAGCACTTTCTTTCTAGTAGTCACACCCATTTGCTGAATGTAGTTAGCAATAATATCAGTTTCTTCACTTGCCCGTGCCCTGCCAAGTCCACCAAAGGTCTTGGCCATATGAACTTCCGCGCTTTCCAGCAAGCCTTTTGCCTTATAAAAATCCACCTCTGTCAACTTAAGAGAGTCATCACGGGCAGCACTACATAAGAGCATCAGCTTTCGCAGGTGAGTTGCTCGGCGCTCACAGTAACCAGCAAATCGCTTATCCTCAACAGCAGGTTTCCCAGCACTTAGCTTTGAGTCTTGGTCTATGTACCAGCTTACATAGGCGTCCTCGCCCTTTTGATCGAATGTCATCTCACCGGCGAGATTAGATATTCGTTCCAAATCCTTTACCAGCTTTTCTCCAAGCTCCCTGGTAGCCTGGTCAATGACAAACTTTGGAACAATCTTTCTTTTCTTTTCCTCAACAATGAAGATTACTCGACTAGTAAATCCACCTCCGAGAGCTTCTTGTGGAATCATACTCTGAATCCAGTCCGGAGCAGTCCCGCCAATTAAGTTAAGACAAAGTCCTTGCAGGGAGTCCTTACCACGGCCAACAGTCTCATACTCCCAATCATCTTTTGAATCATACCAGTCTGTTAGGTTGGATAGGTAGGCAATGTCACCTTGCCCGAGGAAGACACTAAGCTCTTCAGAGAATGCTGTTACCGAACAGTGGAACTTGATCTTCTTATCAACAGGATCCTCAAAGTTTTTACTTGCACGCTTCATAGCCAAGATCATAGCCTGCCGGCCGGAGGAACTCTCTGGAACCACAGTAATCCCCGGAGTTCTCTTAAGCATGTCCTTTGCAATACCAATAGCTGTGCCCTTTCGAGTTCGGCCACTTGGCCCTATAAGAACAACGTACAAATTTGGGTAGATTGTTTCTGCTAGTCCCCATTGCAGGTAGACTCGTCGTTGTAAAGCTCCTGCAATTACGGATAGACCGCACCAAGTGTGGTAGCTAACTGGGCTCTCAGTGCTATCTGTGTAAGTCAGGTAGCTGTCAAGCCAGTTGGTTAACTCCCGCATCTTTCCATCCTTCCAGTGCAGTTAGAAACTGTTCATGGGATTCTATGTCCAACATTCCAGTTGGATTCCGGATCTTGTGCCTCTCACCCCAGTTTAGGCCAAACTTAAAATCACTAGCAATCTTAAAGGTTCGCCCACTATAGGTGATAGGAGGACTGGTATAGGCAACAACCTTTTCAATAAACTCTTTGAACGACTCTGGGTTTTTCAGTACATTTACAGGGACTTGCATTAACACTGAGTCATGAACTTGCGTAAGCACATCAATGTTAAAGCCTTTACTTCCACACAGATCAGAGTCTTGATAGATGGCAACCATGCCACTGTTCAAAGAATCAACTACCGTACTCTGTGGAATCATGGCATAGGCACTTTTCCACAAGTCATCGCCCCACTGTCCCATAAATCTAACTGAGCGCCCGAAACAATTGGTGAGGGTGCGGGTGGCACTGAGTTCTCGTTTAACTTGCTCATACCAAACTCTGATGCCGGGATAAATCTGGTGGTATAGTGAGACAATTCGCTTTGCTTCAGGTATTTCAATTTCGTTAATAAGTGCGAAACCATTAGGCCCTTCATCATAGTTAAGACCATGGTTGGACTTTTTGCCACATTGCCGCAATGACATTGTGCGAGGCCATCTGGCGTCATAGATCTCTGACAACTCACGTTGCCGCAACTGCCTAATAAAATCTGCATCAGTGGAGTGTCCAATTAGTGTGCCCTCGACTTTAATAATCCCAGGATCAATCCCGAACATTAGGCTGGCAGTATGAGTGTGAACGTCGATGCCCTTCTCGACAGCAGCAATCATGTTAGCATCACCGCTGGCATAAGCTACAACAACCCACTCAGCCTGCCGCTTGTCAACCTCAACAAAGACATAACCATCATCAGCCACGATGAACTTCTTAAACTCTTGCGGTAGATTCTGTAAGTTTGTTCCGGTGCCAAAGATAGTTTTAGAACTTGACAACCTACCAAACTTAGTCCCACGAGGATTAAAAGAACACCTAATTCGAGAGTCCTTATCAAACTCCAGATTCAGGTAGGTTCCGCTAAGTTTTTTCAATCCCCTGATTTCTTGCACCAGCTTTGCTTGGTGAAGCCCGGGTTGCTTAGCTGTGCCTCGAACTAACCGTTGCAACGCCTTATCATCGACTGTAGCATTTCCAACCTTGTTTGTGTAAGGTTTGTATCCAAGTTCTTTGTAGAAGTAGTCTTGACAATCTTTTGGGCTTAAAGGATTCAGTACTCGACCGCAAGCCTCATTAAGCTCAATTTGTTTTTTGGCTATATCATCTTGAACGTCTTGCCTAGTGCTCGCCAGCGCACGCATGTCAACCTTAATGCCACGAGTTTGCATGAACATCAGCACAGGAAAGAGTTTCATCGTTAAGTCTACGGCTGGCTTAAACTGATTAAGCTCATGCCAGAAGCGTTCGTATATCTCTAAAGTACAAGCCGCGTCAAGGGCAGCATACTTTAGAAAGTCCTCAGACATTTTCATTAGTCGCAAACTCCCGAAGGGCAGCCGGTTTTAATACTCTGGCCATAAGCTTTATAAGCGGTGTAAGCTCCAAGAAAACTCTTGTATGGCCCAATAGCATCATCACCAGACTCATTCCAGAAGTAGTAATGGTTGTCCAAAAGCCCCATGTCTGTGAGTGCTTGGTAGTTTTCAAGTCCTTTGTTTACAAGAAAAATATTCATGAGTTTTCCTTGATGTTAGTAAACTTCGCCAAATCCTTCCAGTATTCCTGAGATCCGCAGTAGATGCTGCCAAGGAAGCCAAGCCCCTTTTGTAACTCAGGATACATGCAAGAATGCCCAATCATAGTATCTCGGATTTCTCCAGCAATTAAAAGCCCATACCGAGCCAGCATGAACTGGATGTCGAAGATTCCATTTTGCAAAACTTTAATGGTATTAGGATTCCCTAGGAGTCTGTCGAGCCTTCGCCAGATTACAAACTCCTCCTCAAGAGTCCACCTATCTGCAATAGGAATCACGCAAGCAACACTAGGATCAATGGAAAGATTAATACAGCTTACTTCATAGTTGATTACTTCGATATCAACTGACAGTGGTTTGTTAGGCTGGCTCTCAAAGTAATCCAGCCAACTTACAGCTTCCTCAAGACTTGCGAAGTTATAGATTAACTTTCTGTCTGGCCGCCGAAGCTCGGGGAACAAACTTTCTTGCTTAGCTTTCTTAAGATCACAAGTAATCAGGTGTCGATAGATATACATTCCCCTAACTGCCTGGCTTGGAGAAAACGTCGGGATCACCTTAACACAACGTCCTAAACCCAAACTAGGAAACACATACCCACGCTTAGCACTGACCTTGCTAATCCCGCATACAGCCGCACTGGCAGCAGCCCCGCAGGTAACTATCACATTACCGTCAAAATCTTTTAACTCTTCCTGTAAGGCACTAACTGCTTCCTGTCCTGCTGCGGTAAACTTTCCAGTTCTCTCAGAAAAAAGGTCTGGCCTAGCTCCCTCGGGAGTTGGTCGGGCAGCTTTATAACTTTTGAATATATTAGTCAAATACACCTCGCCCCGGATTAGTTGAGCAAGGTGTAAGCACTGAGAGAGTACTGTTCCAGCAGTTCCCTGAAACGGCCGCAATACTTTATCGTCATAAGCTGAGGAGTAGTCACCTATGATGGCAATCTTCGCAGAAAGATCCCCCTCGGGTTTGACCACCCTATCAGCCTTAAAAGGAATAAACATAATTACTCCGAAGCAAAGAGTTTCTTTGTGTCCTCTTCTACTGCCAGCAAGAACTTATCTTTATAGCTTCCATCAAGGTCAAACCCAAAGCCGTGCATCCCGAGATTATAAACAGCTCGTAAAGTAGCACCGCTCCCCAGGAAAGGTATAAAAACATTAGACATCCCGGCAACCAGCGTTCGGAAAATCTCTTCAATAAGGGCCGTCGGCCGCTGAGTAGGATGATACTTGCGAGACTCAGGAGAAAAACTAAAGACGTTGCTCCTACCGCGTTCCACCATAACAGGCTTGCCCTTTCGGCAAAGATAGAAAGGCTCATAGCATCGGGCATAGTAAAGCTCCGGTTGCATAGTTTGACCATTCGGCTTCACCCACAGAGCAGGAATCTCGTCAACAAGCCAGCCGGCAGACCTCAAACTTTCCAGCACCTCAGCCTGCCACGTAGGGCCGAACCAAAACACTAACCAACAATCCTTTCCTGCAACGCGATAAAGTTCTTTGGTTAGGTTGTCCAAGAAACCCTTATAGGTTTCCGAACTAACTTCCTTGTAGTCATCAGCCGCGCTGCCTGACTTTTGCGCTCCAAGATCAATTCCATAGGGCGGATCACACTCAATCAAAGAAATGTTACCACTGGACTTTAGCTTAGCCATCCCAGTAAACACATCCCCGACTCGATAATTTTCCATAGCTATTTTAAGCGTATCAGCTATGCCCTTATCAAGACCCTTTGCAGGAGCCTGGAGCTTGGCATCTTGACGCTTTCGCATCTCAGAAACCAGTGCATGTTCTTCGAGTTTCTTAATCATTTTAAAGGCATCATCAGCAGTCTTGGCCTCGCCAAGTGCCGGCATTGCCTTAATAGCATTGGCCAACTGGATGTCTTTGTTAGTAATCCCAACACTCATCTCAAGAAGGTCAGCCGTTTTTTGCTGATTCCATCCAGGGTTTTTCTTGCGGTAGAGTTCGTCAATCTCCGCAGTCAGTTTAGCGCGCTCTTGCCAAGTAAAGTCTTTGCGAAAGACATTCTCCATCAACTCAATTTCTTTTGAGTCCAGCAGGTCAGAACTGTCACGCAAGATAGCTGGGATACTTTCAAGCCCCAAGTCTGTGCAAGCCTGAAAGCGCCGTCCGCCAGCAAGCAGAACGAGATCAGATGTCAGAGTGATAGGTTGCAGGATTCCCTTAGCTTTGATGCTTTCCTTTAGAGCTTCCAAGTCTCCAAAGTCTTGCCGAGCACGGTCTTGAACAGTAATATCAGAGAGCTTCACATGCTTCAGCTTATCCTTCCGCTGTCCCTCAATCTTTTGCATTAGATTTCTCCAGTTCGGCTAATAGTTGCGCAAGGGCTTCGTTAGATAGCCCGCTTAGGATACCTTGAGTTTTGTGAATCTTTGTAACCCTACCCTTGTTACTTTCTCTAGTCTTTCTAGCAGCAGCTGCTGGCCGAGCCACTGTTCGATTGTGCCTAATTTGCTTAAGCCTTTCCATTAGGTCTTCATCAGACAGCGCGCTAAGGGGTTTTACTAAATCATCAAGTTGCATACATTACTCCCGTGTAGCCAGTTCCTTCTTTGCAGCAGCTAAAACAGCTTCGTCCATGTTAGGTTGTGAGATTAGCCAGTTTAGGTAGTCCGCCCCAATTACAGTAAACTTAAGACCTTTGTACCGACCAAAGGGCATTTTTAGAAGATCTCTTGGAGAGCTTGTCCATGTCAGCAGAGTTTCTGGAGTTTGATACTTTAAAAGCTCGTTAAGGATGGCCGTTGTAGTTAGGCAGTCCCCTAAAGCTGTGTGAGATTGTTGACTGAAAGACCTACCGCAACGATCAAGCTTGAGCCAGTACTTCAAACCTTCATTGCTATGCGTCGGGGCATCTGGCCACTGGCGAAGAGCACACTTGTATGTACAAATCCAAGGATACTCTGACAGTCCTACAAAGGATTGGTCAAACTTAGCATTGTGTGCAACAAGATACTTAGCTCCCCATGCTTCAAGGGTTTGTTTTACCTGTGGGAAAAAGGCTTCCCATGTTGGAGAGTCTTTTACATCACTATTAGTAATATGATGAATAGCACTAACACTTGCAGGAATATCTTGGGTAGGATTGATTAAGCTAGCCTGGATAAAGTTAGGCCCAACCGCACAGAACTCTACAATTTTATCAGTGGCCGAGGAAAGTCCAGTTGTTTCTACATCTATTACAACAAAAGTTTGTTCTGGAACATCACTCATTGAGTATCTCCTAAAAACGGTGCCCCAGAGATTTCTCCCCAGGGCACCAAGGTTGTTAGTCGATCCGCGGAAGGACTAAGCGATTGTAAACGTTCCCATTGTCATCAGGGGCGCTGAGGGAAACTTCCATGTCCGCCGAGCAACCGATCATTGCAAGACAAGTTTCTTCAAGATCAATTCCATTCGAGTCAAAGGGAACCCCATAGATCAACAAGAAACGCTTCAACATGCGAGCTTTAAAACTTGCTGCTCGCGGTTCATCATCAGCATGTGGGAGTGCGATGAAATGCGTGACAGCTGGGGCATTTGACTCCTCAACAGAATCACCAGTAAACACAATGCTCACAACAATTTGATCTCGACCGGGATGCTTAGACCGTTCACCAGTTTGCTTTACCTCAGCATTAGTAATCTGCGTAGCATACCGACCAGCAGTCAGCGGAGCCGGCTCAACAACGGAATCAAAGTCAACGTTAAGAAAAGTCATACAATTACCTTTTGAGATTAGGCCTTTCGGCAATTAGGGGTATTCACATTGTGAATGCAACTTGCAACACCTCATCTATTCTTCTTCCATATTAACCTCCTGCCTTAGTTGATAGTCCACCAATACCCTGACCAACGGGATCCTTTGACCAGTCAATAGTAACATCCTCAAAAGCATTCAGACCCTTGATAGATGTACGGACTGTAGTTGTCGTGCGGTCAGGTACAGTTTGAATAGTGTGCTTGATGTTTCCCTTGCCATCGTTACTAGCTTCACAGATAAAGATATCGGAGAACAATAAGGGAACCTTGACCTTAAGACGGCCCGTCATCATAGGGCCACGGAAAATCCTTTTCGTTAGATCATCTTGACGTGTTTCCAAGTGTCCAGTCATGATGATAGTCTTACCCAATGCAGTAGCCTGTCGACAGATATTCTGAAAAGCTAGCATCTGTGGGCCATAGTCATCCTGCTGAGGCCATCCACCAGCCCTACCATTTACTGTTAAGACTCGATCCATAATAATGTCAAGGAGGGTAGTGGCGCTGTCGAACACTATCACGTCCACATCCTCAAAAAACCCAGACTTTACACGGTTGTTAAAGTCCTTTTCCCACTCCACATAGAGTGAGTTTGTGAAAGTAGTTGTTTTATCACCCTTGTCCTTGGACAGGGACTTAATGGAAAGGTTCAATCTGTCAGGCAAGAATTCTTCGTACTCAATATCGTATCCTTGCAAAGACAGAATAGCATTGGGGTCGAACAAGTAGGCAAACTTCCTCCCTGGGAAGGTGAGCACTTGGGTGGTTTTCCCGCCACCAGTGTCGCCCAGTAAAAGAAACTTTCTTGCCCCTTGCTGAGGATCTTTTGCATTAGCCATTGAGTTTAGCCTCCAACTCGGCAATCTTGGACTTCAAAGCCATAAGCTCGGCTTCCTTATCAGAGACTTCTTCCAACAAATCCATCTGTACTTCGATAGGCCCACGAACAACCACTTTCAAAGGCTGTCCTGTGTTATATTTCTTTTCAGCATTTTTAATCTTGCCAGCAGCCACAAGTGCAAGAATAGTTGCAGCAGTTTCCGAGTCCATTGCATAAGAAGTGTAACCAATTGTCAGGACATTAACCATTTCCTTTCTCCATTGTAAGTTGTTCTTTCAGTGACTCAAAACCTTTCACATCGAAAGGCTCCCAAACTTCCACCTTAAATCCAGGTGGAGGCCCATCTAGCTTTGTTGGGTCTGGCACGATGCGACAAATATCCAAGAAGGGACAACTGCCATACTTACCAAAGCAAGAATCTTCATTCTTCGGAAACGTAACAGCAGCGGATACTCCAGCTTTGTGCTGCTGAATTGCATCAGTTACAGTGTTTGCCCAAGTTAGCGTCGTTGTTACCCATTCTTGGATTAGGTCAACACTGTGACTGACTGGAACAAACTTAAAACCCTCATGAATCTTTTTGTGGACTAGCGCGCAATCCACCCAGACATCGTCAACACTACCATAAAAGAGCGTTCCACCGTATTCATAGCCTTTGACTTGAGAACTTGACCACCAAGAGTCAAGATAGTTTTGCTCAAAAAATCCCGACACTCGATAAAGACTCGTAGTCTTATGTTCAATAATAGTCGTTCGACCATTCAGCTTAATTACTTTATCAAGCTT